CATGAAGACCAGATTCAACAAACCATTTGAATCTGTGCAAGTCAAGATACCATATGAAACAGGTATGTCACCTTATTCAGGATTAGTAGACATGGCAGAGAAAGCCAACATACTGGTCAAAGATGGCAACAGATTGAGATTTGGTGAAGGTGCTAATGAAATCAAGCAATTCAGAAAAGCATGGGAACTAAACACAGATGGTTGTTTGGACAAAGTAATGGCCAACATTGCATCAGTTAAAGATGCTATGCCTGAAGAAACTGATGCTGAAATTGATATGGCAGTAGAAATAGAGGAGCCTGTAGTTGACAAAAAAGTTCAACCCAAAAAATAAAACTTGTGTAGTCACAGGCGGATCAGCAGGCATAGGTCAAGCATTGTGTGTAGAACTTGCTAATAGAGGAGCCAGTAATGTCATTAACATTGATATCAATCCTTCAACTATTGATAGTGATTATTACAATGTTGACGTAGGCAATCAGACAGAACTAATTAAAGCAATCAATGATATTAAATCCAAGTACGGTGCTATTGATTTGTACTGTTCAAATGCTGGTGTGGCTTCCATGGACAATCATGAAGATGATTTATCCTTGTGGAAACATATTATGGATGTTAATTTTTATCCTAGTGTGATAGCCATGCAGACATGTTTACCTGATATGATTAAAGCCAAACAGGGAAATTTTTTAATAACTAGTTCGGCCGCAGGATTGTTAACTATGCCTGGATCAGCCACATACACAGTGACCAAACATGCCGTTCGTGCTCTAGCAGAATGGATGGCCATGACATATACCACACAAGGAATTGGCACGCATGTATTGTGTCCACAAAAAGTTGATTCTCAAATGACTAATAACGATCATCCTTACCATATGAAACTAAACGAAGGTAATATACATGGCGAAAGCATGTCAGCCAGCGAAGTATCAACTATTGCTTTAGACACCATGGCACAAGGCAAATTTATGATTTCCACACACAAAGTACTACAAGAATATGTAGAGCACAAAGCCACAAATATTGAAGAGTGGATGCGAATCAATATTGGAGTGTATGATACTTATATTCATGAACTTTTTACCTCCAAAAAAGTTGACTAACTGCTAATTATACATATATAGTATAGTAAAACATAAAGGATACATATGACAGAAGATTCTTATCAAATATATTTAATTGCTAAAGAACATCTGAATCCTAGTGACTATGAATCACTAGCACATCAGACCATAGACTATAATCCTGGCGACTATGAAACACTAGCACATCAGACCATAGACTATCTAATAGATCAAGGTGGATACGATTTAGCGGAAATCAAAGAGTCTCCTTTTTGGCAGGACGAAACATTTCAGTCAGTGTTGATTGAATACTCAGATGGCGAACTTGAAGATGATGATGACGGATTAGATCCATGGGGTGATGAAATTGATCCTTATGCTGATCCAGATGATGAAGAACCAGAGGACTACTGATGTGGTATTCCAAAGTCACTAAAAACATTGCTGAAATACCCAACATGTTGTTGTATTATGAGAATGAGTTGATCACTGCTAAAAAAGAATGCACAGTGTTTGGCAACGTAGAAAAAAACATACGTGATCTTCCTGGTATCACAGAACATAGATTCAATCAATTACAAGAAGTAGAAGCCATACTAAATTATTTGAATCTACAACTAAGAAAAACTAGACGCAAACACTTTCAAAAGTATTTAGAAGCATATCAAAGAGCATTAACATCACGTGATGCTGAAAAGTATGTGGACGGCGAAGATGAAGTCATTGACATGGAAACATTGATCAATGATGTAGCATTATTGCGTAACAAATGGTTGGGCATATTAAAAGGATTTGAATCCAAAAACTTCATGCTTGGACACATTGTGAGATTGCGTACATCAGGCATGGAAGACATCAGTGTATAAAAGATTTGCTACAGACCAAGAATCACACGCACATTCGTTGCAGTGTTTGACATACTTAGAACAATTTGGATCATTTATGGAATCTGTTGAAACTGTATTAGACATAGGGTGTAACACAGGCATGGATGCACATTGGTGGGCCACACGTACCATGCTGGATGATAGTGACAATAACATTCCGTTAAACATTCGTTGCACTGCCATAGATATTCAGAACAAATTTGATCGTAAACACAAACATGTGAACATTGAATTCAAAGAAATGGACTTTGAAAAACTTAAATTTAAAAATAATTCATTTGATGTGATATGGGCACATGATGTATTACAGTATGCAATCAATCCATTAAGGACTATACGTGAATGGTGCAAGATAGCCAGAGACAATGCCATGTTATGTATAGCAGTACCTGAAACCACAGATCTTGTACACAATAGAATACAAGCAGATCAATATCATAATGAATATTATCATTACACCTTGGTTAATCTAATACACATGCTGTCTGTGAACGGATGGGATTGTAATGATGCATCATTCTATAAACGCAGAGGAGATCCTTGGTTATGGGCAGTGGTGTACAAAGCACCTAAATTTAAAAAATTAGATCATAGAACAGCCACTTGGTTTGACATAGCAGAGCAAAATTTGTTGCCAAAATCTGTGATTGATTCTATGAATAACTATGGGTACGTGAGATTCCAAGATCTCAAACTGATGTGGTTAGATAAAAATTGGCAGGACTTTAGTCACTACTAAATACCTACATGGGTATTCAACAAGTCATAGACGTATTCATTGGATACGATTCCAGAGAAGATATAGCCGCACAAGTTTGCAAGTACTCTTTGCAAAAACATGCTTCTATACCAGTGCGAGTGCATATGCTACGTCTACAACATTTAGAAGACGAAGGCATACTGTGGCGTGAACGTGAAAAGAATGCCTCCACTCAATTTACATATTCAAGATTTTTAGTTCCTTCGTTAATGAACTTTCAGGGGTGGGCCGTATTTTGTGATTGTGATTTTTTATGGACTGGAGATATTGCAGATTTGTTGGCATTGCGTGATCGTACCAAAGGTGTGTTTGTAGTACCACATGAACGTTATGGATACAAACCCAAAACTAATACAAAGATGGATGGCAAAGCACAAACTTTTTATCCTAAGAAAAATTGGTCATCATTGATGATGTTTAATTGCTCACACCCCAGAGTAAGAACCAATTTAACTAGAAAACATGTCAATCAAGAATCCATGCAGTATCTACATAGACTTAATTGGCTTAGAGATGATGATGTAGGATTTCTTACACCCGAGTGGAACTGGTTGTCTGGATACTACGACGAAATAGACATGAAACCCAAAGCCATACATTACACAGATGGTGGTCCTTGGTTTGACGACAAAGACATACCCAAAGAAATGGGCATTGAATCTTGGCGTGATGTAGACTACGGCGATCTATGGATTGAGTATAGAAAAAATTATCAACAAGCAGACAAAGATCAAAAACGTGAAATTAGAAATGTTGAACTGGGATCTTTGACATATTCAGATACATGGAACAAACATTACACTGATTTACAAAATGTACTGTTGGATCCATATAATGTATACAATGTAGGATCAAATATCAATAAGTTGATAAAAAGAATCAAAGATCATCAAAAGAACGCAACAGTAATAGGAGTATCAGATATGACAGAACTCACAGAGTCAATGAAAAAGAAAGGATTCAAATGGGATAGGTTAGTAGATGCATTCGTCAAAGGTGCCAATGGTATTATATGCGACTGGGAAACTGTATTGAAAAATACCAAAGATACTAGACCTATTGCATTCAGAGGCATATCCAAAAGACACATACATGAATATTGTGTGGACAACAAAAGAGATTATTACTTTGTGGACACAGGATACTTTGGCAATCAAGGTAAGAATAAACTATGGCACAGGATCACACTAAACGATCTACAATACTGTGGTAAGTTACGCAGTGTGTCATCAGACAGATTTGACAAAGCATTTGGGTATACCAATAGATTTAAAACAGGTTCTAAAATATTGTTGTGCCCACCTTCAGACAAAGCCATGAAGTTTTACAAAGAAGATTTAGACACATGGATGAAAAAAACATTGAGTGAAATTGCTGAACACACAGACAGAGAAGTTGTGGTGAGATTAAAAGCACCCAGAAAGCAAAGAGTGTATGTGAATACCATACAAGAAGCACTGAACGATGATATACATTGTTTGGTCACATACAATTCTATTGCGGCAGTTGAAGCATTAATGGAAGGCGTACCTGCTATTGTGTTAGGACAAAATGCGGCTTCGTCATTGTGCTCAAACACATTGGACAAAATTGAGCATCCAAAAAAACCTTCTGAAGACGAAGTGTATTATTTGTTATGTAATCTTGCATACTGTATGTACACACAACACGAAATATTAGACGGCAGAGCATGGCGTATGTTAGAGGAGTGGTATGCACAGTGAAGGTAGCAGTATACCTATCTGGACTGCCTAAAAAGTCCAAAAACGAATTTAAGAAAATGATTCTAAATGCGTGGTGCACAGGTGTGCAACAATGTGGGGATCAAGTGATACAAGTAGAAGATAACCGCATTGTAGCCTGCGATTTAGCAGTTATACAAGGCTATGTACACGAGCACGGTAAACAAGCACCACACTTGCAAATTAGACGTAATGCTATTGTACATCAAAAGACTCAAGGCAAACATGCATTAATTATTGATTCTAATTTATATCAATTTTTAGATATCACAGACATCAACAAATATTTAAGATATTCTATTAATGGTATATTTCCAAATGATGCTTGGTACTTTGAAAAAAATATGGATATGGGCAGATGGCATGTCATTAAAAAAGATTATGGATTTGAAGAACGCAATTATTCCAACAAAGAAGATGGCCCAATATTGATATGTTTACAACGTAATGGCGGATGGTCTATGGGCGGTATACCTGCACAACAATGGATTACCAAAACCATTGCACACATACGTAGAACAACCACAAGACCAATTGTGGTTAGAGGACACCCTGGAGATAAGAAAACATTAGATCTATTACAAGTTAATATGTTTGCTCAAGTAACTAAACAAACCCCTGATGAAATACCATTGCGTAAACAACTAGCACGTTCATGGTGCACCGTCACATATAATTCATCACCAGGTGTGGCATCTTTGTTGTACGGTACTCCGGTGTTTGTCACTGATCCTGTGCCTGCACATTCACAATGTTTTCCAATATGCAACACTGACTTGAACAAAATTGAATCACCCAACGCATATGATCGTACAGATTGGTATCACAAATTAGCACAGTTTCATTGGACCACAGAAGAAGTGAGATCAGGACAAGCATGGAGATTCATGCGAGATAGACTGCCTACTTAACTATTCTTTTCCAATATTTGATATTTGAATTTAAATTTTGATTGCGTATGGTAACATCATCAGGCAATGAATGCCCTAAATCTTTGCGTCTAGTTCCTTTCATATGATCCATCACAGTGCCTAACTCAGAAGCAATAAATGGATGGCCTGGACCTTTGCCGGGTAAGTCTGGTGATAGGTTGTAAAACTTCACACCTTTGTCTTGATATTGTTTGCGTAACACATCAAACACAAATGAATCATGAAACTCTTTTAAAGTAAACACACCTTCATTCATATACAAGTCACGCCAATCACGCATGAAGTATTTGCATTGTGGATCACGTATATTGTATCCAACCCAGCCGCACTCTGAATGATACTTTACACGTCTGCCCAAGTAACTGACAAAATTATCTTTAGGGCACACTGTGGCCAAAAACTCTTTGGTAACAGGAGCAAAAGTTTTAACATCAGCATCTAACCATATGACCCAATCTGCATCGATGGTTTCACAGGCATGTATGACAGCAAACACTTTGTTAGAAAAACGTACGGCATCCCATTTAAAGTTGTTAGCATCAAAGTTTAATCCTGTGTCTTTCATTTGCATACCATTGGCCCAAGGTACATTACGAAACTTGTTTTTAAACTGCACAAGGTCCGTGCAACATTCGTGCAAATTTTTTATTATGATATTATTTTTTGTGGCTTTTGGAGAACAATCTTCTGCATAACAATGTAGTTCAACCTCATCAGGCCAGAACTGTTCAAATGTATCAATCATGTTTTGAGCATACTTGTCTAGGCCAGGCTTGTGAAATGTTGTTACCACTGCATATTTCATATAAGTAATTATGATAAAATGACAACACTTGCATATTTCCCACGTTACACCGCATTGAATTCCAAACCCGTACTGTCTGCATTTTTAGACTCTGCCAAACACAAATACACTGTCAAAGAAAACAACATGGATTGTGATGCGGCAGTGATATGGTCATGTTTATGGAAAGGTGCAATGGCACCCAATCAAGACATTTACAATCATTATAGATCACTGAACAAACCAGTGTTCATCATTGAAGTGGGTGCATTGAAACGCAACATCACATGGAAGATTGCTGTCAATCATATCACTGCTGACGGCATATATGGACACAAACAGAATGTAGATGCAGACAGGCCAAAAAAATTACAGTTGCCTGAACTACAATCCATGCAATCACATCACGATGCTAAAAAGATATTGATATGTATGCAACACACAGATTCAGAACAGATGTCCAAATTAAACTATGATCAAATGTCTTGGTTGAATGATACCATAGCAAACATACGCAAACATGAGCCTGAAAGAGATATTGTGATTAGGTCACATCCAAGATCAGCATTTCAAGGTTTATCAGGGCAAGGTATTATCACAGAGAAGCCAAGATTTGTTGCAGGTACATATGATGATTTTGATCTGGACTTTCATGATACCAAAAAACTTAATTCATATTATTCTGGATCAGCACATTCAGGTGAAGGTCCATGGTGGTGCATGATCAATTACAATTCAGCAGGGCCGGCCTTTTCAGCATTGATTGCCGGAGTACCTATCATAGTTGATTCTACTTCATTGGCCCATGAACACTCAGCCACATTTGATAGATTATACAATCCATGGTTAGGTATTAGAGATACATGGTATCAACAAATAGCACACACAGAATACACAGTGGATGAAATACAACAAGGACGTTGGCTGGAGAGGTTACAATGGGCAATAAAACCATAGATGTAGGATGTCTGATTCATGGTAATTATTATTCATGGGACTATGTAGACATACTGCACCAAAATATTCGCAATAATTTATCATGTGATATACGTTTCCATGTATGGACTGAACGAGATCGTGCAGTTCCACCACACATGATCAAACATGCGTTGATAGAACAATATCACGATGGTCCTAAAAAAGCATGGTGGTATAAAACACAGTTATTCAATGTCAATGAATATGCAGGGCCAATGTTGTATTTTGATTTAGATCTAATGATCATTGGTGATCTGAACTGGATGCGTAAATTAGATCTAAAGCACTTTCATGCAGTCAAAGACTTCAAATGTTTATGGCGTAAACACAGACAAGCCATTAACTCATCTATTATGGCATTTGACAACAGACTGTATGAACATTTATGGGTTAAATTCAGAGACAACAAAGATCGCATCATGCATCAGTATCATCAAAATAGAATCATATAGATGGCAGGTGTTACATGGCGGCATGGATTTTCGCACACGCACATACCCAAAACAACATGAATGTGATGTCAAAATAGGAGACGATACTGCTATTATAGTATTTCATGGAGAACCAAATCCACATGAGATCAGTAATAATAAACTAAAACCCTATTGGCGTTTGCATAAATAATGCTGTCGTAAGACAAATCGCGATTTAAATTACGGAGAAAATAACGAAATGGCAAATAGAACTTTTAAAGTATATGGAGCAGGATATGATAGTGCAAGTTCAATAAACTTAGTACTAACCATAGGCGGCTCTGAGGTGTTCAATGGTGCTGTCACAGTGGGTTCAACTAATGTATATGGTGCAGATATGACAGATTCTGAGTTGTGTACATTTGATTTAGACGAATCAGTAACTGGAGATGTTGCATGGCAATCATCTATAACAGGTACTAGTGATGATTCAAAGATATGGATCAGTAAATTAGAATGTAATCTAGTAGAACCAAACATGACCATAGCAAGATCATGGTTCCAAAGTATTAATGCTACACATTTAGCAAACGGCGGCGGAGATTTTACAGGTCTTAAGAACACAGCAGAAGAACAGACAAAAATGGCCACAGACATTGGCCAAACAAGACTTGATGCACAATCTTCAGGACTATATGATAGATTGGTGGCAGGCAATGCTTTGATTCAAGGTGGTGACGGTTATTATGTTGTTAAAGCCAACGAATCAGGTGGCACATCTACAACTGCTTATCATGAATGTGCTCACGTATGGAGCAATGGCGTTAAAGATGGGGAGGCATATGCTACACCTACAGGAGGATGGCCAAGACTGTCATCTGGCTCAACGTTGAATGCAACATTAACATTAGGTATTCCAACTTATGTGTATGAGAATCCAGCAGTAGTACATCCAGACGACGAATAAGACTTCTTTTCAGATCTTACTAAAAAAGGCACTACGGTGCCTTTTTTTATGACCTGTTGCAAAAATACAACACTGAAAAATTAATTTAAAAAAGATTGAAAATAATGGTTTTTTTGGTTGACCTATGGATGCAATACCTATATACTCATAGTATGTTAAGCAATAAAAATAAAGGAGCAAACATGCAAAACAAAATTGATTTCATTTCAGCATACAACGGTAAGTTAGAACTACACGCAAAGTCACAAGTAGTTGTTAAATCATCAGACATTAAAACATTGATACAAACAGTATTAAAGCACAAGTTGGCTCATACTGTATTAAAGTCTTCATCTATAGACTTTGCCAGTGAGTATGGTTTTAACACTAATAGAGATGCTATGGATATGTGGTTAGACATAGTAAGAGAGTATAATGCAATTGAAAACAAAGTGTTTGGGTAATTCAATAAAATAATAATAGGAGTGATTATGATAAAAGATATTAAAGTAAATTCAGAAAAGATGTTACAAGCAATATTTGATAAAGCACATTATGAGGCTGAAAAAGCAATGGACTATGCTTTAAAAAAGTGGAGAATAGAAAATCCTGATAATGTAGGTGGTGGATATCACGAGCCAATGTATTGTGGATTTGCCTGGGTAAACATTGAAGTAAATGGTGCTACTAAATTAGGTAGATTAATGAAGAAGATGGGTATTGATCGAAGAGTTGGTAATCCAGGTGGATACAGAGGTCAAAGCATGGATATCAGAGAAGTTGGTGCAGAAAAATTTGTAGAAGTTATGAGAGCAAACAACTTTCATGCACATGCATATAGCAGAGCAGACTAGTTGCAAAAATACAACACCCCTAAAAATAATTTATTTTAGGGGTTGACCATTAGACTGTACTACTATATAATCATATTATGTTAGGCAATAAGTTAGGAAACAAAAAAGGAGCGATTATGCAAAACACACAAAAAACAATAAAATTTCAAAAAGAAACTGATGATCAAGTCATAGAAAGAATCTCAAAAAGATTTAAGATTTTAGACGACATGACTAATGCTACAATCAGAGGCGATATCAAAGCCATGATAGTAGTTGGCCCTCCAGGTGTTGGTAAGTCATATGGCGTAGAAACACAATTAGAAAAAGCATCATTGATGCATGATTTGTCAGGTCATAGAAGACCATACGAAGTAGTCAAGGGTGCAATGAGTGCCATTGGTTTATACTGTAAGTTACATGAGTATAAGAAGTCTGATAACGTATTGGTATTTGATGATTGTGATTCAGTGTTACAAGACGAATTATCACTGAACATACTAAAGGCCGCATTGGATTCTAAGAAAGATAGAAGAATTTGTTGGAACACTGATTCGTACAAGTTAAGAAACGAAGGTGTGCCTGATTCATTTACTTTCAGGGGATCTGCAATTTTCATAACTAATATTAACTTTGAAAATGTAAAGTCTAAGAAGTTACAAGATCATTTAAGTGCAGTGCATTCAAGATGCCATTACTTAGATCTAACATTAGACACTGCAAGAGATAAGTTATTGAGAATTAAACAGATTGCAGGCACAGGTGCTCTTTATCAGGATTATGACTTTTCCAAAGAGCAAGTTCAAGAACAACTAGACTATCTTGAGTCCAACAAAGATAGACTAAACGAGTTAAGCCTGAGGATGGCACTGAAGATCGCAGATCTAAGAAAAGTGTCAAACACAGGTTGGAAGGAATTGGCGGACGTCACTTGTATGAGAAGACGTGTCAATACTGCCGGATAGTTTTCGCTCCTAACATTTTCTATTCGGTTAGAAAAGGTATACTTTCACTCCAATTTTAGTATACCTTTTCACTACGACATGCTATAATTAAACAATGAAACAATGTAATATCATAGTCAAAGACGAAGTAAACATCAAGATAGACGGTCTTGATCTGGACACCCGTAAGACTTTGACCAACATGTTCAAATATGAAGTGCCAGGTGCTAGGTATATGCCAGCAGTGAGATTGGGCAGATGGGATGGCAAAGTGGGATTCTTTCAATTGGGAGGATCATCATATGTGAATTTGTTATCAGAAATTATTCCTGTGTTAGAAAAAGATCATTATGACATTGATGTCACAGACACAAGAACGTACTCAACCACATATGCATTTGAATCAGTCAACGAACAATCATATGCTCATTATCAATGGCCACCCAAACATCCTTCAGCAGGCGAACCTATTGTGTTGAGAGATTATCAAGTGGAAGTGATCAACAAGTTTATGGAAAATCCACAATGCATACAAGAAGTGGCCACAGGTGCAGGTAAAACTTTGATCACGGCAGTGTTATCACATAGATGTGAAGCACATGGTCGTACCATTGTGATTGTGCCCAACAAATCATTGGTCACACAAACAGAAGCAGACTACATCAACATGGGATTAGATGTAGGTGTGTTCTTTGGTGATCGCAAAGAGTTTGGCAAAACACACACCATATGCACATGGCAATCATTGAACGTGCTAATGAAACGTACCAGAGCCAAAGACATTGATATCACCATAGATGAGTTTTTACATGATGTGGTATGTGTGATGGTAGATGAAGTACACATGGCCAAAGCAGATGCACTCAGAACATTGCTCACAGGACCCATGAGTCACATACCCATACGTTGGGGACTCACAGGCACAGTGCCTAAGGAACAATACGAGTTTATGAGTTTACGTTGTTCGTTAGGAGATGTCATAGGCAGACTGTCAGCATCTGAACTACAACAAGAAGGTGTGTTAGCAAACTGTCATGTCAACGTGGTGCAATTACAGGACCACAAAGAATATAGATCATATCAAGACGAACTCAGGTATTTGTTGGCCACAGAAGACCGTATGTCATACATTGCCAAACTCATAGATTCAATCAAAGATTCCGGCAACACATTGATTCTAGTAGATCGTATTGCGGCCGGACAATTAATAAATAGCAAGATAAAAGGATCCACCTTTATTTCGGGAGGTACGAAAAATGTTGATCGTAAAGAAAATTATGAACGTGTTAGTGACGGGGATGGACTGGTGCTTATTGCGACCTATGGTGTTGCTAGTGTTGGTATCAATATTCCTCGTGTGTTTAATCTTGTCCTTATTGAACCCGGCAAATCATTTGTTAGGGTTATACAAAGTATTGGCAGGGGCATACGGAAGGCTCAAGACAAAGATTTTGTTCAAATCTGGGATATAACATCCACTTGTAAGTTTGCCAAAAGGCATTTAACTAAACGCAAGGCTTTTTATAGAGAAGCCAATTATCCGTTCACAACAGAATGGCAGGAATAACATATCTAAACTTGCCTATTATTGAACCAGGCTTAACGCAAAAACTCATTGAAGAAGGATTAAAAATTCCTAACTATACTATGCCTGGCAATTTTGAGGCTCAGTTGCATGGTCGTCCAGGCATAACTAATTCCAATACAGACAACTGGGGTGCTTCATTGAAGCAAAATTACAGAGGTGAAGTAGCAGATGGTAGTATATATAAGTTACCACAACAATGTGTGGATGACTTAATTGAACAGTTTCAGCCATATTTCAAACATGATATTTTCCCCACACTGGTTAAATTTCATAACAATACAGGCGAACCCATGGGAGACTGTGGTCCGCATTGCGATGCTTGGAGAACTGTTGGTATCAATTACCATTTACAATTAGGTGGAGAAAATGTTATAACTTGTTCGTATGCTCAAACTAGAAAAGATTGGAGTAATTTGTTAACAGATGGCGAAAACGCAAAATATAATGATGTTGATTTGTTGTGTGAGCATCATGTACCTGCTAACACGTGGCATGTGTTAGATGTACAGAGATATCATGCAGTACACAATGTTGAACATGATAGAATTTTTGTATCATTAGCATATGCAGAACAAATACCTTATCGTGACTTTTTAAAACAATACAGTGATTTAATTATATGAACTCAGGAATAACATATTTAGATTTACCTAAACTGGATCAATCATTGCATGATCGTTTGGTTCAAGTAGCAGACAACATGCCCACGCAACCTGCTGAAACAGACTGGGTGTCTAACTATCATGGATACAGAAACTTAGACTTTTCGTACACTGATAATTTTGGCAAAGGCAAACAACGTGATGGAGAAACAGGCACAATACCTTGGGACATCATTGAAGAATTACGTGAGCAGTTTCGACCTTACTTTGGTACAGTGTATCCATCTATCATACAATTTGTAAACTCTGAACCTACACAAGGCCCCACACATGCTGGGCCACATTGTGATATGTTTAGACCTGTAGGGTTAAACTATCAATTACGTGCTGGTGGATCTGATGTAGTTACTAGATTTTTTACAGAAACCAGAAGAGAACCAGATAAAACATTGATACAATCAGAACACGAAAGAGAAGAGAATTTACAAGTACACAAAGAATATTCTGTGCCCATAGCCACATGGCATGTGGTAGAAACACAGAGATTTCATATGGTAGCCAATGTAGAAACTAAAAGATCAGTGTTGGCATTGGTACTAGAAGATTTACAACTAACTTATCAAACATTCTGCGATAGGTACAAACATTTAATAATTAAGGATCCTACATGATATTATATAACTTTGCGACAGCACCCAATGGACTGAGAGTCAATATTTTTGTCCGAGAAAAAGGATTGACTATTCCTACTAAGAATGTGAATTTATTGAAATTAGAAAATCACTCTGAAGAAATACAAGCATTGAATCCAGCAGGCACTGTGCCTTTTTTAAAACTAGATAACATAGTGATTACAGAGTCTATGGCTATATGTAGATACTTAGAAGCCAGATATCCAGATGTTCCTATGTTTGGCATAGAACCTGAAGAGCAAGGTATCATTGAAGCCATAAGACGCAGAGTAGAGTTTGAAGGATTGCTAATGGTATCAGATCAATTGAGAAACAGTTCCCCATTTTTCAAAGACAGAGCATTGCCTGGCAAAAAAGGTGTGCCACAAATTGCTGAATTGGCTGAAAGAGGTGCAAAACAAGTAAACAAGTTCTTAGAGTGGGTAGACGAGCATCTATCAAACAATGAGTACATGGCAGGGGATAAATTTTCTATTGCAGATATTGACACATATGTTACAATAGATACAATGAAGATGATTAAGGTATATCCTGATCAACAAAATATAACACAATGGATGACAAGGATGCAACAAAGACCAGCATTCAATAAGGATTAAACACATGAGAATATTGACGTTAGATAATATCAAATACGAATTAGATGTATTACCAGAACAAGTAGATGACATGAGGTTTTCAGTGATGGATAATTCAGATCCTGCTAATCCAGATCATCTTTGGATTCCATTGATATTTTTGGAATCATTTAATTCGCCAGCATTGGTATTAAACATTGGAAAACACACTATCAAAATGCCCATGGATTGGCAAATACTCATAGGTGAACCTGAAGTAGGCAACCTTGAAGTATTACCTTTAACTGCTATCAATGACAGAGGATTCAAAGCATATAACTTTAATCCGTTAACAGGCTTTCGACCAGACTTCCTTGACATTGAAATAGTTGATGTGTATAATGATGTTAACTGGTACTGTCCTAAACTAAAAAACGGACAACTGTTGACAGTGCCATTACAAGACAAGGAAAAACCAGACTGTGTGTATTTTGTCAAGGAAATATCCAGAAACTGTGAAGTAGTACAATATGATAAAATATTTTAATGCCACAAGATAAATCATCACCATTACACATCAGTAATGAGATGCGAGGATTAGATGCCAAAGATCGTGCATACTATGATAGATTCACTGATGAAGAAAAGAAACAGTTTTCCACATATCTGATGTTGAGATACGCGGCTTCTGTGGGTGGATCAGATGAACTACAAGCATACTATCTAATGGCATGTAACAAATACATGAACAAACACTTTTTTGATTTAAACAAACACCCAAAACTGCAATGGTTAATGGCCACCGCAGTGTCACCGGGTATGGGCAATCAGTTTCATTATTGGTTGGCCGCAAAAAAGAAAGAAGGTAAGTCAACCAACAAAGAACGCAAGGTCATACAAAATTTATTTCCAAACATGAAGTCAGATGAAATAGATTTGTTTTTACAATACAACGATAAGAAAGCCATTAAGGCATTGGTCAAAGAATATGGATGGGACGACAAAAGAATCAAAGCAGACTTATAAGTGCAAGTACTGTGAACGAGAATTCAGGCGAGAGTCTACTCTGGCAGTGCATGTCTGTGAACAGAAAAAGAGACATCAAAACAAAGGCACTCCTGCTTCACGTATTGCATACAAGAACTACATAAACTTTTATGAAATGACACAAGGATCTGCTAAGACCAAAACATTTGAAGACTTTGTGACATCAGCATATTACAAAGCATTCTTCAAGTTTGGCACATATTGTGTCAACGCCAGAGTAATTAATTCAGAACGTTTTGCTGAATGGTTGCTGAAGAACAACAAACGCATAGACTATTGGGGATCAGATAAACTGTATGAGGAATGGCTCAAAGACTACATATTCAGAGAGCCAGGTGGTGATGCCATGACCAGAGCATTAGAAACAGGTATTGCATATGCAGAACAAACCAATACACCACAAGAACATTTTCTAAGACATGGCAACGCCAACAAGATATGTCATATGATTACCACAGGCAGAATCACTGGATGGACTATATTCTGTTGTGATTCAGGACATGAGTTTGTGCAATCGTTGAATGAAGAACAGTTACAAATTGTGTATGAGTTTATCAATCCAGATCGTTGGCAACAGATATTACGAGATTATCCAGGTGACACAGAATACAATAGAGAAATGTTAAGTAAGGCAGGATGGTAATGGCTAAATTTGATGCAGACATAGACATAGACTTTGCAGACAGAACAGATATCTTAAAACATATCACACATTGTTCTGCAAGGCAAGAACGTGATGAAGGTGTACGTAAACACAACTCTGGTGTGTATGTCACTGAAGTGCCGTATGATCCTATCAACGATTGTGCATCCATAGACTATGAATCAGCAGAACAACGTGGATATATCAAAATAGATTTTTTGAATGTTAACGTGTACAAGTTAATACGTGACCAAGCACACTATGAAGAAATGTTAAACAAAGAACCACCTTGGTCAAGATTACAAGAGCCAGAATTTGTAGAAAAATTAATACATGTGGGCAATCATCATAAATTAATATGCAACATGAATGTAAATTCAATTGCAAGAATGGCCATGTTTCTAGCATTGATACGTCCAGGTAAAAGACACTTGCTAGATCAAACATGGAATAAAATTGGGCAAGACATTTGGACCATACCAGAAGATGGTTCTTATTATTTTAAAAAAGCACACGCAGTATCTTATGCAGTACTGGTGGCATTACATATGAATTTGATTGATGAACAAGAAAATATATCTACACAAGAACAGTAAACTAATACCATTTATACCTGATCATAAAACGTATGACAGTCATTCGTTGAAATATCTCAACACTGATGGCATCATAATGATTGTACCTATTAGCACATACATAGAGTCTGAAGAACGCACTGCATTGATCAAGTATGCACAACAATCAGACCATCACATATACATAGAAGATTGTGTGGAAGGATCATCTACATTTATCAAACATCTTGACAAATATGGATTGCTGAAACGAGCATTGAACAAAGACATATCCATAATTGCATCAGGAGAAATGCCTGAGCAAATGTCAGCAGTGGCCATCAATTACATGATGTACATGACAGGATTGGTGAACGAATCACACAGAAATATTAGCATTACTAAAAAGAACAAGCCTTATACATTTTTATATTTGAACAATAGAGTACGTTCACACAGAACTCATTTATTAATGGAAATAAAAAGATTAGGATTATTGGATCAATCATTATGGTGCAATGTACATAATGATGAATTAGGACACACATTGCCTAAAAACAAATTACCTGAAGCATATGATCCACAAACAGGCAAAGCATTAACAGATTGGAACACATGGGCCGCTGGACCAGTGATTAAAAAACAATATCAAGACACATCATTCTCATTGGTGTGTGAGTCAGCAGTCATGCATAGATACGCATTTCCCACAGAAAAAACTTGGAAGCCAATCATTGCTGGGCACCCTTTTATGACATTGGCCAATGCCAGACATTATCCATACTTGAAAGAACTTGGTTTTAAAACATTTGATTCAGTGTTGTATGAAGCATGGGCAGGCATGACTCGTTGGCCTGATGCCATCAAGTGGCTGGGCAAACAAGTGGTTACTACTACAGAAAGTGATCTTGAAGACTTTGTGCAACAGTGCAAGAAGATTACTACACACAACAAAAAACAGTTCTGGTTACTGTATGACGATTATATTGCTAATACAGAGTCTAAACTCAATCAACTCTTCGAACAAGTTGAATAGATCTTTTCTTGGTACGTTTTTTATTTAACTCTGCTAAAGAAGTTGCAGGGCCATACATGATATCAAAGTCTTTGTTAATGAATGTTTGCAGATAAGGTTTAAACACTGCCCATTCATCACGTAAGAATATGTTGATTGGTATAGAACGATTAGATTCCCACCACCAAACTTCAGCAAATTCTAAAAACTTCTTTTTTAATTCAATGTCAGTGATACGACCAAAGTCATACATGGTAGTGACCAACTTGTCTCTATTTTGTATAATACCCACATATTCTGTGTTGCCGTACATCACTACTGTGATGAAAGGATACTTTTCTGACAGTTGTTTAAAGAAGTCGTTTGACATTTTCAATCCTGATAAATATTGCTATGTATAACACGCAAGTATATTTATATGACCAAGAGCAAACCATAATATTAAATGATTATGCAAACTCAGAACTTATTTCAGTGAGGTGGACGCCAGTGTACGCAAAGGACTTAAAACTACATAAAGGTACAGATAATGTGCTGACCTTTAGATTTCAAAATCAGGATCAAAAGCCTGTAAACTTAACAGATACCACAGTGACGTTTAGACTGATCAGTCAAGATGGTACAGAAGTATTGTTGTCAGAAAACTTAGAAACAATATCAGCAGTCAAAGGCACTGCCAAAGTTACCATATCAGAATCAGAACTTGATGCAGTCAGCATACAAAAAGCCACATACTCATTGGAAAGAAAACTCACTACACGTTCCACATACGATCCTGCGTTCATGGACGATAATGCCACTGCAAGAGGATCTGTAGAAATTATGGATTCAGTGATGGCTACTCATACTGCATCACAAACAATTACAATTCCTGCACATGGTGACGATACCACATATTATTCCTCACAATGGTCAGGCAATGATGTAAACTTGCACACACTACAATACAAACCTTCTGCATTCACAGGTTCCATACAAGTACAAGGTGCAGTAGATTCCACAGAAGGATTATGGTACGACATTGGATCCAAGACAAATATTACAGCCTCTTCTGTGACAGGATACATAAACATAGATGGATTTCATCCTTATTTAAGAGTTGAGATCATAGAAACATCTGGATCAATTAGTTCACTAGCAGTAAGGTAATACATGAAATTAGCAGTATTCGGAGACTCCTGGACATGGGGCGACGAACTCATAGACCCCAAACACCCTGATTGGGAATGTTGTTACACACAAAATAATTCATACAGATTAAAACATTGTTTTTCAGGACAGATTGCCCAACACTACAACTGTGAATTAGAAAATTATGGTCATCCAGGAGCATCATTGCAATCTATTATATGGACTTTTCTTTGGTGGTTGCGTCAAGACATTGATCACAAAGATTATGTGATATTGATTGGACTCACTGCCGCTGATAGACAATCATGGTATAACCCTAATCATGTATCATACTCCAATGATCCTGTGTGGAACAAATATATACACAATGTTTGGGTAAACTTTGGTTCATCTATAGTGCCTGATGAATGGAGAGACATGGTCAAAGCATGGACAGTGTTATCACAATCTAACGAATTATCTGAATACAACTACGAATCAGCAGTGTATCTGTTTGATGGTGTTGCACATGCTCAACAATTACAATTGGCACAATACAATATATTTCAACCACCTAAAGTCATAGATGTTACAACCATGTGGTGGCCTAATGACAACTATAGATCCACATTATTACAACATCCTATGCGTGAAGACATACATGCCAAAGGCGATCATCCCAATGAAAATGGACATCAAATTATATCAAAACAGTTGATTAAACAAATAGATTCCTGTATACTAACTTAATGTTAGATATCACCACCGTTATTCCTGGCCGGAGAAAACGTACATCTTCAGGCTGGATATCATTCAACGCAGTGTGTTGTGAACACAATGGAGAATCCAGAGATACGAGATCTCGTGGTGGTATTAAACAACAAGGGCATGATTGGTCTTATCATTGTTTCAATTGTGGATTCAAAGCATCATTCAAACTGGGTCGTACATTAGGATACAAAGCACGTAAATTGTTATCCTGGATGGGTGTAGATCAAAATGAAATTGCAAGACTGAATTTAGAAAGTCTAAGACACAGAGACATACATTCAATCATAGAAGAACGTACTGCACCCAAAGTACACATTGATTTTAATGTGTTGAACTTGCCTGACCAATGGCGTTTGATGGAAAACACAGATGAAGAGTACATTGCATATCTAACAGCCAGACACATCAAATGGCAATCCTATCCTTACATGATAGATAAAGAAGAGTCTGGAAGAAAACGCATTGTGATTCCGTATACGTATGCTGGCAACATTGTGGGATGGTCTTCTAGATTTTTAGATGACAAAACTCCCAAGTACATCAATGAACATCAACAAGGTTATGCATTTGGATTAGATCTACAACAAGAACATTGGACACAATTAATAGTCACAGAAGGTGTGTTTGATGCACTGGCAATCAATGGTGTGGCAGTGTTGCACAACACCATATCAGACAATCAAGCATCTTTGATCAGACAACAACCCAAACAAATCACAGTGGTGCCTGATCAAGACGAGTCAGGAGTAAAGATGATAGACCGTGCTGTTGAGTTAGGGTGGGCAGTGAGCATACCTGAATGGCCAGCACATATCAAAGATGTTAATGATGCAGTCAAACATTATGGCAGACTGGGTACATTGATAACTATTATGGGCCACAGAGAAACTTCAAAAATTAAAATTGAATTGGCAAAGAGACGACTTGCAAAAAAACTTAAGGAAAGTTAATATAACACATGGCTGACACAAAAGAATACACTATAGAAATGCAGAAATTGTTTTTGGAAATGATGTTGAACGATGCTGAATCGTATATCAGAGTACAGAACATATACAATCCTAAAAACTTTGATAGGTCGTTACAACCTGTGGCTGAGTTTATCAAAGAACATGTGGACAAGCACAAAGCCATACCTACTTTAGAACAAGTTTATGCAGTGACTAGGACCAAGTGCCAAGCAGTGCCAGACATCAGAGATGATCATTACTCTTGGTTTTTTGAAGAGTTTGAATCATTTACTAGACGTCAAGAACTAGAACGTGCTATTCTTAAATCAGCAGACATGTTGGAGAAGGGCAATTATAATCCTGTAGAAAAATTAATCAAAGATGCAGTGCAAATATCATTGACCAAAGACATGGGCACAGATTACTTTGAAGATCCCAAAGGTAGATTAGAATTGTTGAAAGCATCCAACGGACAAGTCAGCACAGGATGGCCCATGGTAGATAGACCATTGTATGGTGGATTCAACAAAGGCGAACTGCAAATATTTGCTGGTGGATCAGGATCTGGTAAGAGTTTGTTCATGCAAAACTTATCCGTGAACTGGGCACAACAAGGATTAAATGGTGTGTACATCACATTAGAACTATCTGAAGGATTGTGTGCCATGCGTATAGACTCCATGATGACTAACACTGCATCCAATCAAATATTCAAAAACTTAGATGAAGTAGAAATGAAAGTCAAGTTAGTGAAAAAGAAAGCAGGTAACTTGCAAATTAAATATTTGCCTGCACAGAGCAATGTCAATGACATCAGAGCATATTTAAAAGAACTAGAAATCAACAAAGGATACAAGATTGAATTTTTATGTGTGGACTATTTGGATTTGATCATGCCAGTGTCAGCCAAAGTATCACCCAACGATTTGTTTGTGAAAGACAAGTATGTGTCTGAAGAGTTGCGTAACTTGGCCAAAGAGTTGGACATTGTGTTTGTGACTGCTTCGCAGTTAAACAGATCAGCAGTGGAAGAAGTAGAGTTTGATCATTCACATATTGCAGGTGGACTGTCAAAGATCAATACTGCAGACAATGTGTTTGGTATATTCACAAGTAGAGCAATGAGAGAACGTGGTAGATATCAAATACAGTTAATGAAAACTAGAAGTAGTTCAGGTGTAGGCACCAAAGTGGATTTAGAGTTTAATGTAGGTTCATTGAGAATCATTGACTTAGGTGAAGAAGGACAACAATCACATTCTAGAGAAGCACCATCAGAACTGATGAAGTCTATTAAAACCACAACTACTGTGGGCGAAAAGCCTGTGCAAACACAAGAAACACAAGAACAACCCAAGGTAACGGCAGAAGTACAGAGCACAAAACTCAAGTCTATGCTGAACAATTTAAAATCACAATAACATAATATTAGTTTGGTTGAATCTAACGATAAATACTTGTTGGATTCGGAGAAACCTATGCAACGTAAAACAAGAAGCATACTAGAAGAACTTAACACTATGTCAATCCGCAAGGATAAAAACCACATAGTAGAAAGTCGTGCAAACAATATCATACACAGTGCAATCAATATCTTTGAACAGATTGA